GTGTGACATTTTTGTCACACGTTTTAATTTAAAAGGTGGCAAAAATGAAACAGCAAATTGAGTACGTTGAGGTCGAAAAACTTATCCCATATGCGCGCAATTCGCGCACGCATTCCGATGAACAGGTTGCCCAAATATGCGGCTCTATCAAGGAGTTCGGGTTTACTAACCCGGTTTTGATTGATGGCGAAGGCGTCATAATAGCAGGCCACGGAAGAACCATTGCGGCGCAGCGCCTCAATATGAAAGAGGTTCCCTGCCTGCGGCTTGATTATTTAACCGAGGCTCAGAAAAAAGCATATGTTATCGCCGACAATAAGTTAGCGCTCAACGCCGGTTGGGATGATGAGATGCTTGCTCTCGAATTAGGTGATCTGAAAGAGCTAGATTTTGACCTATCGCTAACTGGTTTTGATGATGATGAGCTTAATAAGCTACTGGCTGAGGCTGTAAATGAAGGCCTGGTCGATGAAGATGAAGTGCCGATGCCGCCGGATGAGCCGATCAGCAAGCTAGGCGATGTTTGGCAGTTAGGCTCGCACCGCGTTATGTGCGCCGATAGCACCAGCATCGATGCAGTTGATAAACTGATGGAAGGGCAAAAAGCCGATATGGTTTTCACCGATCCGCCATATGGCATGAGCTATGGCGGCGGTCGGGCTAAGGGCGATAACGTTTCTTTTAAAAACAGATCTGGTGGAATAAAAGCCCACGGCATGATTAAGGGTGATGATCTAGAAGGCGAGAGCCTGATAAACCTAGTGCGTGATGCTATCGGTACTTGTATCGCGTCATCCAAGCAAGGCGCAGCCTATTATATATGCTTCACCTGGCGCACTTATTCAGAGTTTGAGGAAGCGATTGAGCTTGGCGGCGCGTCTGTAGCTAACTGCATCGTCTGGGATAAGAAAAGCATCGGACTCGGCAACGCTAATTACAGGCCTCAGCATGAATTTATTTTTTATGTTAAAGGCGGCGCGTGGTATGGCGACAAGGGCCAGAGCGATGTTTGGTATATGAGCCGAGGTGCGACTGGAGAGTATGTCCACCCAACACAAAAGCCGGTTGAGCTTGTTGAAAAGGCTATTTCTAATAGCAGCAAGCCTGGCGATCTTGTTTTAGATGTTTTTGGTGGCTCTGGATCAACGCTAATAGCCTGCGAAAAAACAAGTCGCCATTGTAGACTAGTTGATCTTGATCCCAAATATGTCGATGTAATGGTAAAGCGATGGCAAGATTACACCGGAAAGCAGGCTATCCACGCTGAATCTGGTAAGACTTTCGCGGAGATGAGCGATGTCTGATCAGACTTTCCCGCTGGATACTATAGCAAAACTGCTTGATTTAACGCCTCAGCGGGTGACACAATTAGTAAATGAGGGCGTTATCCCGCGCAAAGAGCGTGGCAGATACGAGCTTGTGCCGGTTGTTCGCGGCTATATCAAGTATCTCCGGGAGCGCGGCCTGCGTGCCGATGTTAGCGGCGATGACTATAACGCGCACCGCACCAGGCTAACCAAGGTCAAGGCTGACCTCGCTGAGATGGAAAAGGCGCAAATCGAGGAGCAGCTTATCCCGGCAACGGATGTTCATGATGCCTGGATGGAGGTAGCGCAGAACATGAAGCAAAAGCTGCTTGCCTTTCCGCAGCGCGTTGCCCCGGAGGTGTATGCCGCCGAAAAATTGGTTGAAGTCAAAAGCCTTTTAAAAGATCATATTTACGATGCACTGCAAGAGATCGCTGATGTCAAAGTCAAAGTCAATAACCCTATCAGGCCATCAGACAGTGGCGAAGATCAGCCAGGAAATCCTGGCAGCGATGCGCCCGCCGCCAAACCTGTCGATTGACGAATGGGCTGATCTTTACCGCCGCCTCTCACCAGAGGCATCCGCTGAGCCGGGGTTCTGGTCTACCAATCGCGCGCCATATCAGCGCGGGATGATGCAGGCTATATCTGATCCGACTATTGAGCGTGTGGTTTTCATGACTGGCGCGCAGATTGGCAAAACAGAAATCATAAATAACTCAGTGGGTTACTTTATTGATCAATCACCCTCTCCGATGCTCATTGTCCAGCCCACTCTCGAAATGGCCAAGATGTGGTCTAATGATCGCCTGGCCCCTATGCTGCGAGACACCCCGGTGCTTAAAAACAAGGTTAAAGACGCTAGATCGCGTGACTCAGGCAATACGCTTTATCAAAAATCGTTCCCTGGCGGCTATCTAGCTATCGTTGGTGCTAATAGCCCGGCGGGTTTGGCCTCGCGTCCGGTGCGTTGTGTGCTATTTGATGAGGTGGATCGCTACCCGACTAGTGCTGGATCAGAGGGTGATCCTATCAATTTGGGCATTGCCAGGACGAAAACCTTTACACATAATCGCAAGATCGTGATGGTTAGCACCCCGACAAACAAGGGCGCGTCTAGGATTGAGACCGCTTTTGAACAAAGTGACCAGAGATATTACTATGTGCCTTGCCCAGATTGTGGTCATACGCAGACGCTTAAATGGTCAAACGTGCATTGGGAAACCGATAAGCCGGAAACTGCTGAGTATATTTGCGAGGATTGCGGCTGCGCCTGGGATGACGCTAAGCGTTATCGGGCTGTCAGGGGTGGTGAATGGCGTGCCTCTGAAAAGTTTAGCGGCACGGCTGGGTTTCATTTGTCCGGTTTATATTCGCCCTGGACACCGCTTGGCGATATAGCAAAGGACTTTATGAATGCTAAACAGCTACCCGACACGCTTAGGGTTTTTGTAAACACCACTTTGAGCGAGTCCTGGGAAGATCAGGGTGAGCGAGTTGATGATTACGCTATAGCAGAGCGCGCCGAATCCTTTGGCGATAAGCTAGACAACCGCATCCTGGTTTTGACGGCTGGATGTGATGTCCAAGATGATCGAATTGAGGTAGAGGTTATGGGGAGCGCGCGCGCCGAGGAGAGCTGGAGTATTGCGTATCATACGCTCTATGGCGATCCATCCACGCCTCAACTGTGGCAGGATTTGGATAACATCTTATCCAGTAAATATGAAACCGAAGATGGCCGGGTTTTGCAGATACGATCGGCCTGCATTGACTCCGGCGGTCATTATACAAAAGCTGTTTATGACTTTGTAAGGCCGCGTGAGGGTCGCCGTATTTTTGCCATAAAAGGTATGGCCGGGGAGGATCGGCCTATCGTTAGCAGGCCAACTAGAAACAACATCGGCAAGATCCGATTATTTACTCTCGGTGTTGACAATATTAAATCTTTAATATTTGCTCGGCTTAGGTTACAATCTGAGGGTGCTGGATATTGTCACTTTCCAAATGACCGACCAGATGAGTATTTTAAGCAACTGGCATCATCTGAGAAAATTGTGACAAAGTATCATAAGGGATTCCCCCGAAGGGAGTTCGTTAAGACCAGGACGCGGAATGAGGCACTCGATTGCCGGGTTTATGCTATAGGGGCGCTTGCCATTTTGAATTTGAACCTAGACAGCCTGGCAGATCGTGCGGCACGACAAGTTAAAGAGGCCAGAGGTGATGCGCCTCAGAACAACCAGCCCCGCCGCCAAATGGCAGCGCGAAACAACTTTATTAATGGGTGGCGCTAATGGCTAATCTATTTGATACCGCAAACGCGCCAACACTTGAGCCTGATCAAATCGTTGTTGGCGATCGCGTCACCTGGCGCAAAAAGAATCTAGGCCAAGACTATCCATCATCAACATATAGCGTTCTTTATATGAGTCGAGTGTCTCAGGCAGGCGGCACGCATGAGTTTAGTGTTAGCGGCGTGGCTGATGGCGATGATTACCTTTTTACAATTACGAGTGTAGATAGCGCAGCCTTTGACTTAGGCCATCATCATTGGCAGCTTGAAATCACGCGCACCAGCGATAGCGAGCGCATCGTTATTCAAACAGGCTCCTGGGATATTATTACCGATCTTGATAATAACGTTGATCCTCGCTCTCATGCTGAGATTTGTCTCGATAAAATTCAGACTGTTCTTGAGGGTCGGGCTGATGCAGATGTTTTATCTTACTCAATTAATGGGCGATCACTTTCCAAGATGCAGCCATCTGAAATGATACAGTGGCGGGACTATTACCGGCAAGAGGTGAATTTACAGCATAAAAAAGACCACGTTAAAAATGGTCGGTCGCACAGCGGCACTATTAAAGTGAGGTTTTAACGATGGGGCTTTTTGATTTTTTGAAGCGGGATCAGAAGCCCAATAAAATGGGCAAACGGTCATATGCAGCGGCTAGATCAGGACGTTTATTTGGAGATTTTATCCAATCAAGCAATTCTGCCGATAGTGAGTTACGATTTACTTTAGAGGTTATGCGTAATCGCAGCCGAGAGCTTGTGCGAGATAATGAATATGCCAAGCGATATATCAACCTTTTGAAAACAAACGTTGTCGGTGACACCGGATTCCAGCTTCAAGTCAAGGCTAGAAATGATGATGGAAAGCTGGACTCAACTGGAAACACCATTATTGAGAACGCTTGGAAAACCTGGGGGCGGCTTGGGCATCCTACAGCAGATGGCCGGATGTCTTGGTATGATTCTCAGCGGTTAGTGATCGAGGCGCTGGCGCGTGATGGCGAAGTTTTTATCAAAAAATTAAAAGGATCAAAATACCGAGACGGTTTTGCGCTTCAATTTATTGAGGCTGATCTTATTGATGATAAGAAAAACGAGACTTTAAACAATGGCAATCAGATTAGAATGGGCATTGAGATGGATAAAGCTCATCGCCCGATTGCTTATTATGTTTTGACCTCGCATCCAGGCGATAGGTATTACAACAATGCTCAAAGCCAGAAGCATATTCGCGTTCCGGCGGACGAGATTATTCATATTTACATGCCGAGCAGAACCCACCAGACACGCGGCGAGCCATTTATGGTCTCTGCTATGTCTGCGCTCAAGCATCTCGGCGCTTATCGCGAGGCTGAGGTTATCGCAGCGCGCATCGGAGCGTCTAAAATGGGCATCATCACAACCCCAGGCGGTGATGATTTCGTTGGCGATGGTTATGAGAACGACTTTCAGCCAACGATTACAGCATCCCCAGGTGAGTTTTTCCAGCTTAGCCCAGGGATGGATTTAAAAACATTCGATCCTAATAACCCAAACACAGGATATGCCGAGTTTGAATCAGCTATGTTGCGCGGCGTTGCTTCTGGTTTGAATGTTAGTTATGCAAGCCTGTCAAACGATTTATCATCCGTAAACTATAGCAGCATCCGCCAGGGCGCTCTTGATGAGCGTGATGGGTATCGTTCACTGCATATGTTTATGATCCAGCACTTTGTTGAGCCGGTTTTTAGAGAGTGGCTGAGTTCTGCTATGGATTTTGGGGGCATTCCCATTCCATCCTCTAAATATGGAAAATTCGTTGATAATGCCAACTTTAGAGGTCGTGGATGGAATTGGGTTGACCCAATGAAAGAGATCCAGGCGTCTGTTGTTGGATTGCAAAACGGCATTTTGTCAATGCAGGATGTGGCTTCAAATTATGGACGCGATGTTGAGGAAACCTTTAACCAGATTGCGCGTGACAAAGAGATGGCTGAACAGCTTGGCCTCAAGTTGGCATTTGAGCCGTTTGGCGGTGGTCTGACATCGTTTGGCCCGGCTAAAATGGCTGTTCCAGAACCAGGCTCAGAAGGTGATGACGATGGCGACATATAAAGGCCAAGAGATAAACCTAAAGCCGACAGAAACTATGGCGGAAGAGGCGCAGCGCGGCTTGGATTGGCGCGCCGAATATGGCCGAGGTGGAACTGAGGTAGGTGTTGCCAGGGCGCGGCAGCTTGTTAATCGTCAAGAGTTATCGCCAGAAACCGTGCGCCGGATGGTTAGTTACTTTGCCCGACATGAGGTAGATAAGCAGGGCGAAGGATTCACCCCGGATGAGGATGGATATCCATCCGCAGGCCGGATCGCCTGGGCGTTATGGGGAGGAAACAGTGGAAAAGCCTGGGCAGAGGAGAAAGACCGGATAATGGATAGGCTTGATGATGAAAATCGCGCTGCACCAGACGCGCTTAGCGTTGGTGATTTTGTAAGCTGGAATAATCCTGGCGGTCGAGCCAGAGGCAAAATAGAGCGAATTGAGCGCGATGGCTCTATAAATGTGCCAAATAGTGACTTCACAATAACAGGAACAGAGGATGATCCCGCTGCTCTGATTAGGCTATATAGAATGGGCGAGGAAGATTATGAGGCAACTGACACACTGGTTGCACATAAGTTTAGCGCATTGACAAAAATTAACGATCTCCGTGGCTGGCATGAGGAGCGCCCTTATCCTAATGAGCATGCGGCGCGTATAACTGACCCGGCTAAATATCAAGAGTTTAGGCGTGAGGTTGATGCCGGAGATGCTGGAATTGATTTTATCTATGGGATCGTGGATAATACATCAGAAATTCAATCTATTCGTTTCGATGATGATCGGTACACCGAAGCGGAGGCTCGCGAATGGTTAGCAGAGCATGATTTTGAGCCGATCAAGTTTGAGCCTGCTATTAGCGAGAGAGGTGATGAAATGGAAGAGCGTCATATTATAGATGTTCAAGAAACTGATGAGGCTTATGTCATCACTTTTGCAAAGCCGCATCAGGAGATGGAAGAAAGCGCCGGTGATCAGGATATGGAAGAACGGCCATATCATAATGAGGAAGAGGAGCGCATAGATCGCGCCGACCTTTTGCAGCGCGCTATCGGTATGGGTGACCGTGCTGTTGATGAAGAATCCCGCACCGTTATGGTTGGCGTCTCATCTGAGGAGCCGGTCAAACGATCATTTGGGATGGAAGTTATTGACCATAGTCGTGAAAGCATGAATCTGGATTTTTTAAATTCAGGTCGCGCCCCGCTTTTGGTGGATCATGATATGGAGCGCCAAGTGGGCGTCATAGAATCTGTTGAATTGGATGAGGAGGCTCGCCGTCTGCGGGCCAAAGTTCGCTTTGGAAAAGGCCAACTTGCTTCAGAAGTATTCAGCGATGTGGTGGATGGTATCCGCCAAAACATAAGCGTGGGCTATAGAGTAGATGGCCGCGTGAAGCGTGAGAACGATGATGAAGAGATTTATCGCGTTAGCACAACACCTATGGAAATAAGCATCGTTTCTATTCCGGCAGACCAGTCAAGTCTTGTCGGCGTTGGTCGGTCTAATTCCGAAACTTTACATGCAACCCCTAAGATCGAGGAAAGGAAAGACGATATGTCTGAAATTGATCTTGATGCGGTAAGGCAGGAAGCCGCCAAAGCCGCACAAAAAAATGCC